GTTGGTACTTTATAATGCTTATTTTCATATTTATAATATAAATATTTCTTTTCTGTAGATACATATACTATATTATTAGTATGTAAATCATTATGTGTAAAATTGAAGACATTTTGATATGTAATTAATGTAAATAATATTTGTAATACAATAGATTCCCATTCGTCGTCTTTAATTTTATTGTTTACAATATATGAATCTAATGTATCTTCACAACATTCCATTGCTATTGTTTGTACTGGAAATTTATTGATATTAGCATAAATTTCTTCTTCTTCGGAACTAGTGCTTTCTTCTTCATCATCGCTTTCATCATTACTTTCATCATTACTTTCTTCATTACTGTCTTCGTCATTTGTTATAGAAGATCTTGATGAACATGAAGAACCGGAGTCACTTGCTTCATTTGTTCTATTCTTTTTTTGTTTTTTATTTTCCTTGTTATCATTATTATCATTATTATCATTATTATCATTATTATCATTTTCATTATTTTCATTATTTTCATTATTTTCATTATTTTCATTATTTTCTAAAGATTCGTATTCTAAAGATAAAGATTCTATATCTTTACTTTCATTTTTTAGATTATTCAAATCCAAAATATCTAAATCCAAAATATCTAAATCCAAATTATCACTATTCTCGGTTTCGTCAATTATTAATTTTTGTCTATTTTTTTTTGTATTACTAAATAATTTTTTATATTTTTCATTTTCTACTAAAGAAAATAATTCATTTAAATTTTTATGGAAAAAATCTGAATCATCTAAAAATTCTAAATCATCATTTATTTCTAACACAAAATTATTTTTTAATGCTAAAAATGACCCATAATAATCTAAACCATTTAAAAAATTGTAATGATTTAATAATAAGCTTGATAAATATGAGAAAAATCCATCGGTATAAGCAGAATTATTTGGATCATATATTTTATTATTAGAATTTGTAGTTGATTCATCTTTTTTATTTAACTGTGGTAATTTATAAATATCATAAGAAACATCTTCAAATCTACCTATCATATATTTTGTAGGATCATATAAAGGGCTATATTTGAAAAATATTTTTTTCTCAATACTATTATTACAAGAATCTATAATAGTTCCTTTAAATTTAGAATAACCTAATTTTTCATCTATTGAATTTAATTTATAAACATTATTTAAATTTATAGAATTATAATTTGTTTCACTAAAATTGAAAAATCTATCATAAATTGGAATATAATTTTGTGGCTCTTCTATATTTAATAAATTTGGATCTATCATTTCTTTGAATAATTTTTCATTTTTATTTTTTTTATAATTAAGCTCCATTATTTATTATTATTTTATTAATAATAATAAATTTTCATAATTTTAACGTTTTAATATGTTATAATTTAGTATTAAGTTTAATATTAAAAAATATATTAATAATATTTAGTAATAATGACGTTAGAATTAAAAAAATTTGATATGAAAAATATTAGTTTTAGACCAGATGAAAATAAAGGTCCCGTTATTGTTTTAATTGGTCGTCGTGATACTGGTAAATCTTATTTAGTAAGAGATTTACTTTTTTATCATCAAGATATCCCTATTGGAACTGTTATTAGTGGAACTGAAGCCGGTAATGGTTTTTATTCAGAACATGTTCCAAAACTTTTTATTCATGATGAATATAATACTGCTATTATTGAAAATATTTTAAAGCGTCAAAGAACTGTTTTAAAACAAGTTAAAAAAGAAGTAGAAGTTTATAGAAAATCAAATATTGATCCTAGATCTTTTGTTATTTTAGATGATTGTTTGTTTGATAATTCTTGGACAAAAGATAAGATGATGAGACTTCTTTTCATGAACGGGAGACATTGGAAGATAATGTTGGTCATTACAATGCAATATCCCCTTGGTATTCCACCAAATCTCCGTACAAATATCGATTATGTTTTTATCCTACGCGAACCATACATTTCCAATAGAAAAAGAATATATGAAAATTATGCTGGTATGTTTCCTACTTTTGAGAGCTTTTGTCAGGTCATGGACCAATGTACTGAAAATTTCGAATGTTTAGTAATTAATAATAATGCCAAATCCAATAAATTAAGTGATCAAATTTTTTGGTATAAAGCCGAACATCATAAGAACTTTAAATTGGGTTCTAAAGAATTCTGGGAATTAAGCAAAACTATTGATTCTGACGATGAAGATGATATGTATGACCCAAATGCTCGTGATAAGAAAAAAGGACCGAAAATTAATGTAAAGAAGAGTAAATGGTAAGCAGGTAGGGCGACCTGCAAACGCCTTATTTAGGAATTTTTTAATATTTAGTTATATATAAATATATTATGCCTTTTCAAAACGATTATTCAGTGATAGAAAATTATTTTAGGTTAAACCAGTTACCGGGTGATTACGAAAGTTTAATAACTCAAAAAACACAAGAAATACTAGTTTATGCGAGTGAGATAATGCGTGTGATGATACAACGTGGAACATTTAATCATGATACATTTAAAGATAGGGTGAAGAATAGACTAATATTATTGAAGAATGATCTGATATCTATACAGGCACCCTCACAGGAAGAGATAAATGATCCGGTACCATCGGAGGGAGAGATAAATGGTCCGGTACTATCGGAGGAAGAGATGAGGGAGTTACTTTCAAAGAATATAAATGAGGAATTATTAGATATGGAGATGAAGGAGGCGGAGGGGGTGGCACAGGCGGTGGCGGAGACGGGGAAGGCGAAGGCGGTGGCGGAGACGGGGAAGGCGAAGGCGGCGGCAATGTTGGAGAAGAAGGCGGCGAGGAGAGCGAGGAGGAAGCCGAACACGAATACTTATGTAAATAGAGGTGGCAATAAAAAATCTAGAAAAAGAAAATCTAAAAAATCGCGTAAAAAATCTAGAAAATCACGTAAAAAAAGATTTTCCCATAAAAAATCTAGAAAAAAAAGAAGATAAATATTTTTAATTTGTTTTCATAAAATTTAATTTAATTATGAAAACAAATAACTAGTAAAATCGCTTAACCTAGAAGTTAAGCAAAAATTTTCTTTTATAATTTTAAACTGGAAAAAGATTATAAAAATTCGCTCCTGATGCTTCAGGAGCAAAAATATGAAAGTATTATTTGCTTTTATAATTTTGCTTCAAAAATATGAAAGTATTATCGCTTTTATAATTTCGCTTTTAAAATATAAAAGCGCTTCGTAAAATTTGAAACAAATCATATGAAACAAAATCTATTTAAAGAAATAGTAATAAATAATATTATAAAAATGACTTCATTAAATATTGTAGATTTAATTACAAATAATCCTATTACAAAACTAAGTGAAACACATAATAATAATTTATTAAATAAAGTAAAAAACACTTTTAATGAATCACAACAGCAATTATTTATAGTAAGTTTTTATAGTTATTTAAATTATCATAAAACAGATGATTATATTATAGATTTAGATAATATTTGGAAATGGTTAGGATTTAATAGAAAACTTAATGCAAAATCATGTTTAGAAAAAAATTTTATTTTAAATAAAGATTATAAAAATTCGATTTGCAACTTGGTAAAGCAACAAAATTTTGCTACCGCAGCTACGGTAGCAAAAACTACAGGAAGTGGTGGTCATAATATTGAAAAATTTTATTTAAATATAAAAACCTTTAAATCTCTTTGTTTAAAAGCACAAACAAAAAAAGCGGATGAAATTCATGAATATTATATCAAATTAGAGGAGCTTATACAAGAAGTATTAGAAGAAGAGGCAAATGACATAAAAAATAAATTATTAATAAAAGAAGAACTAATCACTCAAAAAGATAATGAATTAAATAAAAAAGAAGAATTAATTTCTCAAAAAGAAAATGAAATCTCTCAAAAAGATAACATTATCAAAAATGCAAATCAAGATAAATATAAAACTATTGAAAAAACTCTTGTCTCTCAATTCCCAGTAAATAATGAATGTATTTATTTTGGAACAATTGATAATACAAATGACAAAAAAGAACAACTAATTAAGTTCGGACACAGTAACAATCTTCCATTAAGAGTTCAAGACC